TGGTCAATTTCAAGATTCAAGGGATATAAAATAAAACCTAGATCTGATCCAGGGTTTGAGTTAACTCCTGCCTATTTATACAAAAAGAAAGTATGGCAGGAGTTATCTACAGCATCAACCAAATCAGCACAAATAAAATATACATAGGATTGACTTCAAACTACCTTAGACGAAAAAATGAACATCTGTACGAATTGCGATCAGGCAACCACTACAACCCGTATCTGCAAGCTGCCTGGAGCAAGTATGGCGAAGAAGATTTTGAGTTCAGTGTATTGTTGGAAGTCAACAATCTAGAACAACTTAAAGAAGCAGAGGTGCGCTTGATAGAGGAGTATAATGCTATCAACCCAAACCTGGGTTTTAACCTATCACCCGGAGGAGATGCGGCTAAGTGGAGAGCTATAAAGCAGTACACTAAGGAAGGTGTTTTTGTGAAGGAGTATGATACAATGTCGTTAGCAGCAGCTAGTTTAGGGAAATTGTCAACACCTATATGGAAAGCTTTGAATAAAAAAATCCCAACAGCTCACGGATATCAATGGCGCTATTCAGATCAAGAGCAAGACATACGTACACAGATAGGTAATCACGACCATAAAGGTGTAGTTATACAATATGATCTAGACAATAATTGGGTAGCAGAGTATCGCAGCGCAATGGATGCTGGACGAGCTATTCAACACTTAACCGATGCTAAATCACACAGAAGTGTTGCAGTAAACATTCGAAAAGTGTGTCAAGGAAAAATGTCTCATGCGTACAATTTTATTTGGAATTATAAAAAATAAAAAGTATATTAAGGTTATGAAAAAATACATAGAGGTAAGAGTTGATGTAGAGGGGCTCCATAAATGGGAGGACTGTCCTCTACCAAATGTAGAATACTTAAAACATCTACACAGACACACGTTTCAGATCAGCTGTAGAGCAGAAGTATCGCACGGTGATAGAGATATTGAGTTTATCGATTTCAAACACAAGCTCAAGAAATACATCGCTAGCACATGGTATGATCCAGCTTACGGATGCTGTAACTTTGGAGGAATGAGTTGCGAGATGATCGCTGAGGATTTGTTAAACTATTTCGGTCTTTGTCGATGTTCAGTGTCGGAGGATGAAGAATTTTTTGGTATAGTAGAGATATGAATAAGCCAGAAGTTATATTAGTATTCGGACGTATCTGTAGCGGTAAGAGCACATTTCAATCGCAGCAGTATCGTATAGTAGTTTCAAACATTGTAAGAGACTTGGTTAAGAGCAGTGATCGCTCTATACTACAGAACACAATGGATCTTGATGACCGCATTGCAGAAGAGATTGTTAGTTGTTTAGATGCACTTACTACCGCAATAAAGTATAAGCTGATCAAACCTGGAAACATTATTGTTGATGGTATTAGACAATCGAGCATCGTAGATTACGTGTTACAGTGGTATCCGGATGCTGGTTTAGTTTGGTTAGAAGTTCCAGAACATAAACGCAAAGAGCGTTACGAATCACGCAATGCAGATAAAGATACTGAATCATTTGAGGAGGCAGATAACAAGCCAATAGAGTTGGAATGTCAAAAGATTTTTAGTATATTCGAAGACAAGTTACAAATAATAAACAATCATTAACATGGAGTTAATCAAAAAGGCAAACGGGAATCTTCCTCGTACAAAAGAAGAAAAAGAGCAGATGATTGAAAAGGCTGCTGAGTATTATGGAGGATTCTTGGAATCATTAGGTTTCGATTGGAAAGCAGATCAGCATAGCGATCGTACACCTCACAGAGTAGCTAAGGCGTGGGTTAATGATCTTATTGCTGGATCAATTAGTGAGGAACCTGAGATCACAGCATTCCCTAATGATGAGGGATACACTGGAATCATATGTCAGACTCGCATTCCAGTAATGAGCATGTGTGCACATCACAATCTAACATTTAGTGGAGTAGCTCACGTAGCGTATATTGCTGGTAAAGAGAAGTCAGATATGGTTGTAGGTTTGAGTAAACTGAATCGTATTGTAGATTTCTATTCACGAAGACCAAACATTCAAGAATCATTAACCAAGCAGATACATGATCACGTAGATCGCTTATGCATTGGTAATAGAGGAGTTGCTGTAGTAATAGAATCACAACACAATTGTGTGAAGTGTAGAGGAATCAAACACGACTCAGTAATGAAGACATCTCAAATGTCAGGATACTTCTGGACTAACGAGATTGGAACAAGACAAGAATTCTTTAACCTAATCGATCAAAGCAGATATTAATATGGAGTTTTACGTTATATCACCAGTAAGCGATCTTACGCCAATGAAGTTAGGAGATCGTATATTTGCACTAGCGCATTTATGGGTACAATTCCCACACTACAGAGAGTTTATTCTTGAGCAAAAGGAGGAGGGTAAATTCATCACACTAGACAATAGTGCAGCTGAAAGAGCGTTAGTAACAGAGGACGTGCTAATTGATGTGTGTAAGGAGTTGATGCCTCACGAAGTAATCGCACCAGACGTTCTATTTGATAAGCAACAAACAATCACAAATGCAATCACTTTCCGTGATCGTATGAAAGAGGAAGGACTACTCAATAAGATCGACATCTTCTTCTGCCCTCAAGGTAAAACAAAAGAAGATTGGTTGGAGGCCTATGAGTGGGGCATTAATCAAGAGTGGATTCATGTAATCGGATTCTCTAAGATTGCGGTACCAAATGCTTGGCTTTCAGATGATCACTTTAGCAACTTACGCTCCTTCCAAGAAGATCAAGGTATTAAAGAAGCACGTCACATGGCGTATGACTACTTGAAAGAAAAAGGCCTGCTTGTTAAGCCTATCCACTGTTTAGGTCAAGGAGATCCAACAGAATTTGCACACTACGATCATCCTATGATGCGAAGTACAGATTCGGTGTTTCCAATACTAGCAGCAGCTCATGGTCAGGATTTTGAAAAGGACCATACCACAAGAATACCAACTCCACATAATTTTTTGGAGACTTACGACATGAGTGAGGTTAAACCATCACTCGTACTCAGCAATGTTTACTTCTTAAAAAAGCATTGCAGAATGGCGCATATACCTTCATCTGCAACTCAGTTGTAGGTATAGTAATTCATATCTCTTAAATAGTAAACCCCTACATCTCCGTAGGGGTTTTCTGCTATATGGGTACTATGTATAATAAAGGCCAGTATTATGAAAAATCTATTAACAATCTTTATGGTGATGCTTTGTGCATCATTACTATCACAAACACCTAATCCATACATCGAAGACTTTACATCAGTAGGTGGCGTTGGAGAGTGGACAAATGTAAACGGACAATCAAACACAGGTTCGCATAACGGAGAGTTGTGCTACAATATTGTAGGCACGTATCTTGACGATGAATACTACAGCTATGAATCACCTACATTAGACTTAAACTTATGGAGTCAAGTGGATGTAGAATTCACAATAGCATCAAACCTAAGAGCTCAAGATGAGTTTACTTTTTGGTATTTTGATGGGACTACTAGCATCTGGAGTGGTTATAATATATCAGGTCTTGTAGGGACATACACTGTAACAATCCCAACCACAACAACCAAACTTAGCTTTGACCTTTCAACGTTTTCTAACGGAAATCTTAACGGAAAATACGCACACGTTGATCAGATAACATTAACAGATCCATTTGTAGTGTTGCCAGTAGAGTTGCTATACTTTAGCGGTAGAGAAGTGAACAACACCAATACCCTTGAATGGGCTACTGCATCAGAGTATAATGCAGATTATTTTGAAATAGAATGGAGTGAGGATGGTAGTGTTTGGTGGCCTATAGGTGATGTGGCAGCGTGTGGCTGGTCGAGTAGTGAGATAGCATATACATTCAAACATGAGGACTATAAGCCACAAATTAACTACTACAGATTATCTCAGTACGACTTTGATGGTGCTTTCGAAGTGTTTGACATTATTGCTATAGATAATAGCAAAACAAAAAAACGTATCGTTAAATACGTTTCATTAAGTGGTCAAGAAATAGATCCATCATCTACGACTGGCCTTGTATTTGGGATCTACTCAGACGGAACATCAATCAAATTGTATCTACAATAACAATTCTTATCACTTGTAGGAAAGAGAGCACTGCCACAAACAGTGCTCCTCCTATTTTTAAATCATCTAACCTAGCCTTGTTATTCGATTTCATTATCTCCAGATTTTTCTAACTACTACTCCATTTTCTACTATCAAGTAAATACCACTTGTAGCATACTGCAGATTAATTTTTTTACCTGCCATATCATAGGCACCGTTTGGTATTGTCATTGATTTATGTGACACCTGAGTCAAACCTCCATCACCACTATTCGGTCTTCCGTTTCCATTGTTTCCATTATTACCATTCCCTTGTCCTGGATTAGAAGGATCAAATCCACCCTCATTGTTGCCGTGGCCATTATTACCATCTGAGAGTGTTTCAAGATCAAAGTCTATTTGTGGATCGATAACTGGCTCTAATGGAGCGGTGATTTGAGATTGAATATAAAGAGCTAACGCTTGCTTAACAGCTTCACCAGCCATCAACCTACCTGCTCCTAACATTCCAATATAATTCGGATTCTGTGCATCAATGTTTACAGCTGTCGATTGCAGTAAGTATTTAATGTCAGCAGGCGATATACCTGGATAAGCTGACATCATAAGTGCAGCTGTTCCAGCTACCATAGGTGATGCGTATGAGGTGCCACTTCCAAATAATGTCCATCCCGGAGCAGCTGTTAGAGGTACATTGTATCCTGGTGCTGTTAAGTCAACAGATGAATTATATTGATGAGGTATGCCTCCATTTGGATTATCGTGTGAATCATTATGATCTACCGAAGATACTGCAAATACTTGGGAGAAGGCAGCTGGATAAACTAATTCAGTCGGTCCTCCACAAGTTGTTCCATTCCCTGCAGAAGCTACTAAAAATACTCCTAGATCATAAGCTTCTTGCAATGCTGCATCTATATACTGATTATATGAGCAACCGGATGTCCAACTCATGTTGATGACTTTGTATCCGTCATAAGCAGCTTGAAGTATTTGGTTATAATTCATTCTGTATAAACCTAGTTGAGTATCATATCCAATACTTGAGATTCCAATTCCGTTGTTTGTGTTACCAGCAGCTAAAGTAGCAACTGCAGTTCCGTGACCTTGAGATAATGTGTTAGTGCTATCGTAGTGCAGTATCTTTCCTACCAAGTCTTCATGGTTTATATAGTAATTTTGATCTGATATTGCAATTGGTGTGGTTCCGTGTGTCACATCCCAAGCAGCTTGAGCCCAGACAAGATCGAGGTGCCAAGCTGAGTTAGTACCATTATTATTTTGAAACAACGCATAATCGTTAGGTTCGTTCAAAGTGTGATATTCTGGACCATATTCAATACCAGATAGGCCAGGCACTTTATGCATTGCTACATACAAATCAACAACATCACAATTACCCGAAATTTCATAAACTTGTTGTAAGCGTGCTTGTCGTGAGTTAGATAATGGTTTGGTGATTGATAGGTTGAATTCCTCATTAAAGTAATAAAATTCTTCTGAAGCTTTAACCGCTTCGATGTTTTGTGATGTTGCCCATACTGATTGAGCTACTGCATAACTTGATAGAAAGATGCCTGCGAATAAAGTTGCTAGGCTGATAACTGTGTTTTTCATTTTGTATTGTTTTTGTGGTTCACTTATAGATACTTTCGAGCGCTATCCTTAATGGTAGAATGAAGATACGTGTTCATTCAAAATGACATACACCAGCTGAAAAAGATTAGCGACAATCAGCTAGATGCTCGTAAAAATTTTTTTTCTAAATTTTTTTGTATAAAGCGTTGCAAACACGGATTATTGTCCTGACCTTTACAACGTAAAGAAAGAGATATGATAAGAAAGAAACAACAAAAATCAGAAATCATTATTGACTTAACCGGACCTGACGGAAACGCTTTTGCATTAATGGCTTATGCTAAAAACTTTGCAAGACAGCTTGGTTGGAACGCAGAAGAGATCGATGAATTAATCAAAAAAATGACCTCAGGAGACTATGAAAACTTACTACAAGTGTTCGATCTCTACTTTGGATCATTTGTAATCTTAGAAAGATAATACAAAAAAGTTTTGCACAACTGTTGCAAATATGAAAACTATTCCTGACCTTTACTACGTAAAGGGAAAGATAATTAAAAATCACACATATGAATAACAAAATCAAAAACCGAGAAAAGAAGAGAGAGTTAGTTAGAGAACAACAATCTCGAATGTTTATGGATAGTATGGGATCTGCTACAGAGCTTTTTGCTAAGTATTTACAAGAGTATCAGATTAATACTGATGTATCGTTTAAGGTAAGACCTAACCATGGTTGGAATAAACACTTCGTTCCTTTCACAGTTGAGTTTAACAACAACGCTTGGAACGCTATTAAGTTTGAACATAAGACTTATCACACAGAAGATCAGGAAGTCTCAATTAGATTTAACGTTCACTCAGAGTATGGATTGAATGTTGATCGTGGTTATCAAGATGACTCACTTGTGAAGCTTGCCTTCTTTGGAAAAGTTGCTGAGATGGTCAATAACGAACAGAACCGAATCATTACTGAAATGACTGAATTGTTAATGAAGTACGAAGAGGTTTACATGACCTTTCAAAGAGAGATTGGTTCTATCGATGCTGAAATCTCAGACATTAAGAAAGAGGTTGCAAAAAAAGCTCAAGAGAAACTACTCAACAAGTTACAGACAACGGGAATCGATACCAACAAAGAAGAGGGGTGGAGATACACGACCTTCGATTATGGTTACAAGAAAACCTTCTACCATGTAACAAACGTTAAGATTGTAAACGTTTCTAAGT